AATCTCACGGCCCGTTTCTCTTTTGAAACGGAGCATTGCCCCCATCGTTGGCCGACAGGGGTAATGCTTTCCGTTGATAGATATTTCCACCTTTTTCATACTGCGGTATTATTAGGCGGCTTCTACAGTCACAACGCACGTGTCTTTGAACACTGCACCACCAACCGTTATCTGGGCGGTAATGGTTGACGTGCCAGCGGCCACGGCGGTTACAACGCCGTTGGCAACGGTGGCCTTGGCGGTTGCACTGCTTGACCATGTTACAGACGTGCCATCGGGCAATACAGTAGGCAACAATGTTACCTTGTCACCAACTTTCAGTTTCAGTTGGGATGCGTTGAGGCTGATAAATCCACCTGCCTTGCCGGGGTAAATCTCAGGCTCTCCGTCGTTCTCCAGACTGATTGAGTAAGTGGCATCGTCCTGTGCTGGGCTGGTTTCCTCCAGCGTCGCAATAACGAAATTGCCCTTAACGTAGGGGTTGGCATCGCCACCTCTCTTAAAGGCAACAACCTCGACGCTCTGTCCCTGGCCCCAAAGGGGTGCAACCTGCTCATAGCCGTTTTCGCTTTCGTTGTAGAAACGCAAGCCCTCGGCACTAATGGAAATACTGAGGCCGGTAACGCCTTTGCCTTTCCACAATCCCGAACTCTGGGAGGCGGCTGCAACGGGCTTAACGGCACGGTCTTTCGTCTCACTGTTGAAAGTGAGGGTGTGCGTGGTGCAATGGCCAACGGCCTGACCACCGACCTTTAACAAAAGGTCACTACCATTGATATAATCCATATCTCTTAACTTGCTTTAATTGTGAATACTAATTGCTGTACGTAGGCATCATCTTGGTATGCCTCTTCACTGTCCGAAAGAAAACAGCTGCGCATTGTTAAACCCTCAATCTGTACCTGTTTACCCTCCAAAGCATCGCGCACGGCCTCTGCCAACTCAACACCGCTTTCGTACTTTTCTGTAAAGCAAAGCACCTCAACGGCTGTTGTATCTGGGTTTGCACCTCCTTTTACGTTGGTTGGGTCTAATGATGCACGACGATATGAAACGTATGGCAATCTGGCTGTATCGGTGGCAACGGGAAACACCTTTGTCACCAATGCTGACACGGTGGCATCTTCCGTTAAAACTTTACGGATAATCTTGCCAACGCTTAATGAGGTCATTTTAGATGCAGCCATATTTCTTTGCTGTTTTCGTTACACTGTCAATTACATCTTTGTGAATGTTCGCCGTTACGCTGCCCGTTACTTCGTCGCGTGTCTGACGCATGAAACCGTATCTCTTCATTCGGCCTGTGGGGTGTCCTTTTCTGCTGCGCTTGAAAATCTTTGTCTGGGTCTTTGTCTTACGCTGCTTTGTACCCTCTTCTGCCCAAATCAAAACGGGCTTCTTTAGGCCCTGACGGTTCTTGTGAAAACCATACTCACCTTTGCCGTTCTTGTTAGCCTTTCGCGTTCCAATCGTAACTCTGAAACCTGCCTGCTTTTTGAATACGATAGCCCTAACACCTTTTTCCAAATCGCGGTCGCTTCTGATGCTGTCACGTAGGTTATTGATGGCGGTTTTTCGTACCCGTCCGGCTTCTTTGCGAAATGCACCTTTTAGGGCTTTGAGCCTTTGTTTGGGTTCTAATTCCACAAACAGCCTTTGCAGTTGCGTATCGTCGTATTCAATCATTCGTTCACACGTTCACAAATCAATGTTTTCATACCTCTGTCAATGTTCGGGATGATATTAGTTACGGTGTAAAGATGGCCACCCATTTGCTGCACTCTCCAATTCTCATCAATCGTGTGCGCGTCTCTGATATTGAACTCTGCGGCATAGTCTGGGAAATGCTCACCAACTTCTTCACTGCGTCTGCCCGTGTTCTTCACGCGCTCTGCATGAACAATGACGGTCTGCGTGTACGTAACTTCGGCCTCACCAAAATCATTCACGCTTTCCGTTGGTTGGAGCAATGCCAACTTATATTTCATCCTCCCTGCAATCATTCGTCCACTAATTTACGGTACGGCTTAATCAATGCAGACAGCGAATCCGGCACCTCGTGCATCTGTTGGGTGCTAACGCTTTCGCGCTGGTTGTACCAATGTGCTGCCACCATCATAATTGCATGGCAAATGGGCTTGGGAACACTACCGCCACCAATGGCTTTCAACTCATTCTCTGTGCGGTTCGTGGCCGTGAAAACACTTACCTCTGCGGCATCTAAAAGGTGCTGCAAATAAGTATCATCGTCGGCAAATTCATCTGCCCTGACGTGCTTTTTGAAAAGTGCCAAATCCACTGCTGCCATTGACTAACCAAACTTAATTTTTAATCGTATGAAAGAAAAGATGTGGTTTAGGATGCTGGGGCAACCTCACCGATGAGGAATGCTTCCTCACGCACGGTCTTGGTTGCATAGTCCGTGTTGAGTACGAAATCCACGCTGTCCTTACGGGCCTGGCTGTACGGGTCAACGATGAAACGGAGCGTGCCAAACAGTCCCATTGGCTGGTAACGCCAATCGCCCAAACCGATGTACTCGGTCACAACGGAAACTTCGGCAATCTTACCACCCTCTGGGCTGGTAATCTTAGCCAAAGCGTGTGCAATGGTGTCGCCACTTACCTTGTAAGTAATGGTGTCATTGTCTTGCAGGGTGTAAGCGGCAAACGCATTGGTCTGGCCAGCGGTGTACTTCTGATAGGACTTGGTGATTTTGCGGATGGTGTTCGTGGTGTACACGGGCAAACCGCAAAGCATACCATTCTGAATCATCGGCACATAGATACCGTTGGCGTTGATGGGCGTACCCTCCAGAATTGCGGCCATGCTCTTTGTCATTACCCAACAAAGGTGGTCGCCTGTAATACCCGTTTCCAGCACTGCGGCCTTCATGTCGGCGTTAAGCTGCTTGAAAGTAGGCACGTTGGCCAAAGAAACTTTCTTTGCCTTAACGGTGTCCTTTGCAAACGGGCCAATCAGTCCAGCGGTTGCGGCTGTCTGGTTGACGGCCTCAGTGCTAAACAGAATCTTGTTGAGCAACTGACGCACAGCCATTGGCATGACTTCGCGCACAATCATTTCCAGAACACCGTCACTCTGGTTGAGGCTCTGGTTTGTCACGGGGATGGCAATACCGATACGGGCCGGTGTTGCAGTCATCTTGCTAAACGGAATCTTGGTGTCTCCGAGTGTTGCGCCCTCGCCTAAAACGGTGGCTTCCACCATTTCGTACATAGGCCAAACGAAATCGCCAGACAGTCCGGTTGGCATTGGCAAACCTACCTTGTCCAGAATGAAACCCTCTTGCAGGGGCTTCAAAATGTCCTGAACGTTGAGGGGGATAACGCCACCTGCGTTTACGTCGCTGACCATCATAAGGTCGCGCACGAAAATAATTTCGGACTTCTTACCGTTCTTCGCGTTCTCACGAATGAGGGTAATTGCATCCTCGGCGGCGTTGGGGTTCTCACGTAGATGCTCGGCGGCTGCCACCTGCATCTTCATCTGGAGCAACTGATTATCGCGGCAAAGGGCTTCAAACTCTTTGTTCTCAGCCTCGTTGCGCTCACGGCTCTCCTTTTCGCACACATCGGCAATTTCGCTGATGCGGTCGCAATTGGCCTGGTACTTGTTGACCAAATCGCGTACATTCAATTTGTTTTTCTTCATTGAACTGTGATTTTGAGGGGTTAAACTTAAATTATCGAACATCTTGCGGCGCAACGCATTTCACGCAATTGCTCGCGCATTTTAGTATCATCTTTTGGCTCTGGCTTCGGCTGCTCAGGCTCTTTCAAACCATCCACAAACTCGCGTGCCTCAACCGACGTGTCGGGGTAGGCTGGATTGTCTGTAATGGTGAAATCGTACACGCCCGTAACGGCTTTCACGGTGTACGTTATCATGGTCACACCATTAACAACGGTTGCTGTGCGTGAAACACAAGCATCGTCGTAATAACGGGTTGTAAACATAAAGCTGCATCCGCTAATGTCGCCACGGCGTATCAACTCCAATGCCTCATCGCCATGCTGGGTGTTAGGCGCGTCAAACGTGAACTTCACGCCCTTTTCGTCAACCTCATACGACAATGTGCCAACACCCTTATTTGAGCGTGCCAACAAACACTGTCTGTTATGGTACATGGTCATTTTGATGTCGCAACCGTCCAACAGTTCTTTGGTAATTGCACCTGCGGCAATTACCTCTCTGGCTTCGCTGTCCTCATCCTGCCACAATGGAGCGGATGGAACACCAAACAAAACGGCGTACCCTGTAATGGTACGGCTGGGGGCTTCGCCCTCTGCGGCCTCACGCACTTGCAGATTTGCCAGCGTGAACATTTGCCGTCTGATTATCTGGCTTTTATTCTTCATCTTCTTGGCTCTCCTTTTTCTTTATGGGCTTTGGGGCTGGGGCCTGGTTGCCCTTACCCATTGCCAACTCTGTTACTGACTTCAAATTTGCAGATGCCAAAACAACATCGCCACCCTCAACGTCTGGCTTGTTTTCCTCTCTGCGTAATTCGTTGATGGTGTACAATCCCGTTGCAATGACTTTTTGCCAATACTTGCTGCGGCTCTCCAAATCACACGCATAAAGGGATTGGCGGTTAAACTCAAACTTTCGTTTGGTTGCCAGCGTCGGGGCCACTAACTTACGCAATAACTCTGTCTCAATCTTACGCAAAATCGGATTGAGGGTATTATTGAGAAAAGCAACATTGGCCATTTCAGCCGACTTGTAATTGTTGCTGGTATCGTCAAAAACAAATGATGGATGCACACCAAAGAAACGGCAAATCTCTCGCACGGTAAACTTACGGCTCTCCAAAAACTGCATATCCGTTGAACTCAACGAAATCTGGTCAAACTTGATTTGGCCGGGCAATGACACAATGCGCTCTCCCTGCTGGAAATGCTCATCAACATTTTGCGCTGTCTTTGCCAACTCTGCATCCTGGTACTCACCAAATCCTCTCACGCTGGTATCATTGGAAACAATGCCTCTGACGTTACCGCCATTGGCAAAGCGTTTGAGGGTTTCAGTATCACCCGTGGCCGCAATGTTAGATGTGAGACGGGCGTATGTAAGCACACTAACGCCATTCTTGCCGTCAATGCTCATGCCCTTAATGTGGATAATCTCATCTTCGCTAAACGTACCGAAAATGGCATTGGTCTCATCGGTAACGGTGTAAATGTCGTTTTCGATGTCATGGCTAACAGTACCACGACCACACAATGCCAGACGGTCAACCTCCAATGAGGCTGTGTTGTAGATTGGCACAATGTAGGCATTACCATCCAGCAACAAACGCTGCACTACCTGCCGCCAGAAATCAAACGCATTAAACGTGTAGTCTGGTTGCACGGTCAAAAGGTAGTGCAAACGGCTGTTTACATCAACGACAAAACGGCCATCCTTTTGCCGCATAAACTGACACGGCAAAACGGCTACGCTGTCACAAAGTAGATTAACACAACGGTAAACGGTGGCAATTGATAATGCGGTTGTGCTGCCACCTCCTAAAAGTTCCCAAAAACTGCGGCCTCCCGTGCGTGGAGTATCGGGCGCGTTTGATTGCTCAACCGTGCCTGTCTCAACCGTGGTTTCCTCACGCGAAAACCACGAAAACGGGTTTAACCACTTTGGAAATGCCATAGAAATAATCTAAATTTGCAAATTTCTCCTGCAAAGATACATTATTAAAAAATAGGTATATTCCCATTTATTCCGCTGTGCTCCAAAGTGTTACAAAATGCCCCAAAATGTTCAAAAAGTTTTAACATTATTTAACGGGGCATTTTCGCAAAATGTCATTTGATGTGTACAAATTGGCCTATCTTTCGTAAGAATAGAGCAAACCGATTGTCATTAACAACGTAATCACACCGTCAATCTTTCTGTATTGGGAAATCTTCATTGGCTTTTTGTTCTCCAATCTGTCCTCATCAATAACACTATTTAGGAAACAATACAGATTGATAGGGTTGTTATTGATGGTAATACGCGGTGGGTCGCTGTATGCCATCATTTCAAACGATTCAACAGGCAAATTGAAATTGCCGTTGGTCTGGCTAAACGGTTGCAGGGTGTCACGGCCACCAATCACCATGAGGATATTAACCAACTCCTGAGCCTTGTAAGCATCGTAACCAATGCGGATAATATGCAACTTCTTTGAACGTGCCAGAATATCATTGGCAATCTGCTCAACGTCTATCTTATCACCCTTACACAATTTCAAATGCCCTGCGGCGTGCCATATCCTGTAAAGCTGCTCATTGGGGTGGCCGGGCAATGCACCCTCTGGGAAATAATAATCAGTGTGGGTGTAAAAGTGTTTGTTGGCTTGCTGGTAAATGGTATATGATACGGCACTGAAATCATCATGCACACTGAGGTCAAACGCCACGGCACACGACGGTTTGCCCTGCACTTGGTCAATATCGAAATCACCCATCATGTTACGGCAAACTCTCTCTGGTAGCCAAACCGATTCATCGTTAATGGCAAACACGTTAAGCAACTTAGTACGAAACGCCAACATATTCTCTGCTGACAGTTGCGCGGTCTCCCATTCCTTTTCATAGAAATCTGGCTGTACGGTAATACCCAAATGGGGCTGCACCTTTGCCCATGTGTGAGGGTCGTTTTCCTCATCGTCCACGTCTGGCATAAACAGTGAGGCAAACATGGTGTCGGCCTCTGCCTCTCCACGTAACACCTTTTTCACACCCTCCAACTCATGCGCAAACGGGCCATCCACAACGTCGCTGGCCGTTGTAATAATCACGGTCAATGGCTCACGACGTGGCCCCATTGAAGATGTCAGCACGTTTTTAAGGTCTGCACCGTTTTTCCCTGCCGTGTTTCTGGCTTGGGCGTACTCATCCATAATCACCAATGAGGCGTGCAAACCATCCTGAGTTTTCGCGTTGGCTGTGAGGCATCGGATTAGACTGTCACGGCCACGGTCACGAAATGTTATCTTTTCACGATTCACACGGAAATGTCTGCCGCCTCTGTCAATATCCTGCATTATGGCACGTATCTCATCAAAGCAAATTTTGGCTTGCTCATAACTGTTTGCCCCAACGTATGCCTGGGCGTTATTATCACCAAACAGCATATCAAACACGGCCAAAGATGCTGCGCTGGTCGTTTTACTAAACTTACGTGGAACAAAGATGTAAACAGTACGGATTAAGCGTCGGCCAATGGCATCAACGAAACCGAAAATGTTAGCAAATTGAAACGTCTGCACGGGCGTTAATTTGTATCTGGTTCTGCCAGACGTGCCATTGAAACGTAACACCTCATAAAACTTAATGAAACGCTGCACCCTTTTCTTACGCCATTCGTATTTATCCAGCATTTGGAAAAAACGGCGTATGCCCAACAACTCATAAAGGTTATGGGCATCTGGATTGTCAACCACGGCAAAAATATACTGCGCCATACGCTTGTCGGTATCATCCAGCGCACGGCGGTAACGTGTGGCCATTGACGGCCTCAACGCTTGCAACTCGGCCACAACGTCGGCCTTAAATTGTCGCTCCCTAACTTTCTCTTCCTCTGTCATTCGTCACCATCGTTTTTGAATTGTTCCATGAACTCACTGAAACCGTCGTTGTCGGTCTTACGCTCTCGGCTGTCCGTATTCATACCCAATGCCTTTAATGCTTTCTGGCTCTGCTCTACCAAATCCAGATACAATTTTTCCTTTGGGCTTACACTCTCACGCTCGTTGCCCTCCCTCGACAGTTCAATTTTAGTTGGCTGGTGGCCGTTGCCAAATATCTGCTCGGCCAATATCTCTGTCCTAATCAACAGTTGCGCGGTTATCTTGACCTGCATTGACAATTCAGGTGTATATTTGCCTTGTTTCTTTAGCAACTTCACAATATAGGTCTTTTTGCTTGTAATGCGCTTCTGGATGGAGGCGGCAATCTTCTCACCGTCTGGCTCTGGCAATGTGGGTTGCTGGGGCTGCGCTTGTTCCGGCTTCGCCTCTTGTGGCAATGCCCTTTCTGTGTAGCCTCGATTTTTAAGACGGGTTTTGCAGTAAAAGATAATGGCCGTTGTGTCGCCACCCTCTACCTGCTCAAACAATTTCTGCTCTGCCTTATCGTCTCGGAAATCACGGGCAATCTCCACGGCATCCTCGACGGCTTGCCTAAACTCTGCATCATCGGCCATCCACTGCCTGAATGTCCGTGGGTTTAGTTTGACGTTGGTACACGCCACCGTCTTAAAACCTTTGCATCGTATAATCTCCGCTACAACTGCGGTCTTTTGTTGCTCTCGTTCTTGCTCTGTCATTTCTCAAAACTGTTTATGCCGTCAAAGTAATCTTTGTAAAAATCAAAAATTCCCTTATCGACTGTTATACTCCCTTGCTCAGTTCTCGGATTGGTGTTAATGTTCGCGCTGGTCTGGATTCCAAAATAAAACCCATCTGCCACATTACACCCTGCATAAATCTTGCTGTGATTCTTGAACACGGCCACCCTGCCCACGTCTGGGTTTTCGGCATAAAATTTCTTAACCATGTTCCACTCGATTTTGTAACTGCCGGGAAAAATCTCACCCATGTACATATCGAATTTCTTAATGCGCCCTGCCTCATGCCATTGCTGAATTTGCAAAATATCCTCTGCGGCCATGCACCATGTGGAGCAAAGCATATAATCCAAATTATGCTGATTCAACACCACTTTGAGGAATGACAAACTATCCACGTCGCCAGCGGTAATGAAATTGTAGGTGCAACCATCCTGCAATTGCACGTACTTCATGGCCTCCAACATTCTGACCTCACTAAATGCACGGCGGTACTCATAACGCTGGCTCAGTTCGGTACACTCCTTTGTACGTCGGTGGGCGCGTTTGGCCTCTGCACGGTCGGCGGCATCTGCGCCCTCATTGGCCATTTCTTGCTCTGGTTCTGCTGGGGCCTGGCCCTGCTGCCCAAAGTTACTGAAATCGAAAATATCATCATCAAATCTCATAAATCGGCGTTTTATTACGTTTTTACTCAAATTATCGGCAAAATCTGGAAAAGCGACTAAAAATCTGGCTTTACCCCCACGGCCTCAAAACACGTTTCGCGTGAAGAGAAAGGTTTGGGCGAGGTTTAACGGCCTACTCCCCCATTTCAAAATCACTCCCCGACTTCATCCGATAAAAATTTTTTAACAAAATTTTGCAGCCGCTCGGCGGCTCGTTTCTTGTTTCCTTGCTTTCCTCCTTTTCCCATTGCCTCATGCACTTGCTGATGGTGTTGGTGGCACAGTGCCATGACATTATGAGGGTCGTACATCAAAGCTGCCATTTCAACCTCAGACAATGCCGTTTCGCACGGTACAATGTGGTGTACCTCCGTTGCAGGTGACACCTTGCGCTCTGCCTCGCACATCTGACAAATGGGATGGGCATTTAATATCGCCCGACGTAACTTTAACCATCGCGTCGTGTGTATTAGTCTGTTGTACGTTTCATTCTTTGCCATATCTGGATGCTGTTTAGTTGTTACTATACTTCGCCCTGGTACTTACGCATGAGGTAATTAAGGCTATCCAACAAACCCTGCTGAACACCTGATTTGTTATCCAATGCAGCGTTAGCCCTCTCATCCACTGTGTTAGGACAAATGAGTTTGTACACGGTAACTGGGTGTGTCTGGCCTTGACGATGCAGACGGGCGTTTGCTTGCTGGTAGTGTTCCAGATTCCAACCAACACCAAACCATACAATGTAATGGCCTCCCTCTTGCATATTGAGGCCATAGGCTGTTGATGCAGGATGGGCCAACAATACGTCTATACCCCCGTTATTCCATGCCACCAACTGCTTCTCACCCTCGTATGCCTCCACTCTATACCCTTTCAGTTTCTTCATTATTCTGGGAATATCGTGTTTGAACTGATAGAACACCAACACGCTGTTACCATTGGCCGCTTCTACTATCTCAACCAACTTATCCACTTTGTCGCTGTGTATCTCATGCACGTTTCTATCTTCATCATATATTGCACCATTGGCAAACTGACTTAACTTATTCATCAATCCGGCTGCACTGTTGGCCAACACGTTTGCTGGCTCATCCTTATGCTCTTCCGCAAACTCCAACACTTTGTCTTTTTCAAACTTCTGGTATTTCTCCATCGTTGAGGCTGACAGTGGCACGGTAATGGTATGTGTCATTAGGTCTGGCAATTGCAAATAATCCTTTGCTTGCATACTCAGGCATATATCAGCAATCTTGTTTCTGATAATCTCATCATACCCTTTCTTTACGTCACACCTCACAATAATGTTATTCCATTTGTGGGTTTCAAAATACTTTTCTCTGTACTTCGTTACTGACGTTCCCAACCTTTCGCCCATATCCAGACAATACATCTGTGCCCAAAGGTCAATCATACCATTTGGGGCCGGTGTTCCTGTCAGTCCAATAACACGCTTGACAGTCGGCACGGAAATACGCATTGCCTTGAAACGCTCACTCTTTGAACTCTTAAAGCTGGTCAATTCATCAATAACCAAAACGTCGAATGGTAGCATACCACCATATTTGCCAACCAACCAAACAAAGTTGTCACGGCCTGTAACGTACACGTCGGCTTTGGTCTGCAATGCCATACACCTTTGCTTTTCCGTTCCTAACACCTTAACTACTTTAAGACTTTTAAGATGCTCCCATTTCTGGGCCTCAGTTGACCATGTTGTTTCTGCCACTTTCTTAGGTGCTACCACTAACACACGGCTCACCTCGCAATCATCCATCATGTCCTGCAATGCTGTGAGGGTGCTAACCGTTTTGCCTAATCCCATATCCAGAAATAGGCCGCAACGTGGATGGTCTTTAATCCATTGCATCGCTGTACGCTGATATTCATAAGGTCTGTAAATCATATCGCTTTAGTTGTTTCGTTTAACACCATATCCACGGCCTCCCTGCTATCAATGACAAACACATTGTGGCCTAATCCTTTCAGGCTGGCAATACGTATCAATTGCAGTTTAGTTGGCTTTTTGCTCTTACTCTTTAACTCAATCCAGATTGTTATACCATTTGGCAATAACACAACACGGTCTGGATAACCTGCCATGTTTGGATTGGAGTATTTGAGGCAAACGCCTCCCATCTGCTTGACTTTTTCAAACAGATACTTTTCAATTGCCTTTTCCGAAACTTCGGAATGATGCACTATATTTTCAACGCTCTTTTTCATTTGTCAAACTCTCGCGCACGGGCGCGTATCTCTGGGGTTATACGATAAAACACAATTTATTTTCTTACTTTTATATTCCATACTATTTTTATTAAATTTCTATTTGACATTTGACAATTATATATAACTTATTGTATTTCAGCGGTTTTGTGTGTCAAATGAGTTGTCAAACGGCATTGTCAAACAAATTTTCATTTGACAAACGCATTGCACATTTTTTCTTTATTTGTGCCGTTGTCAAACAAAAGTTGTCAAATGAACGTCTTTTGTCAAATGGCATCTTCACCCTCCTTTCTGTCATTTTTGAGCCATGCCAACTGACGGCCATACAATTTTTCAGCATGACGTGACGTTGTACCTCTTTCCCATCCATCCATACCGTCCAATATGGCTGCAATACGTCTGGCCATGTACTTATATTCCTTATCGGCCATTGACCTGCCCATTTGCTCACAAATGAACTCAGCAACACAAACACGGTCACGTATCACAACGCCCTCTGCCTCCAATGGGTCGCTCTGGGTGTAATACGCGCGTCGGCGTTGCAAATCCCATGACGGCCAATCTGTCGGCAATTTCTTTTCCAGATAGACGGTTAAAAGATTCTTCAATGGGTCGTCGCTATCGTCGTTAAACTCTTGCTGCCTGGCCCTTGCTTGCACCTCTAAATCTTGGGGCAAATACAGTTGTTCGCCATCGCGCCACAATTGCACGGCCTCTGCCCAAAGTTGGTCACGGTCTTGCTCAATGGCTTCTTTGGTGTTACTGTGCTTTCTCAAATCTGGGTCAATCCTAATCACCCAAAAGCGGCGGTTTCCCGTGTCACCTTTGAGAAAATAGGTCTCATTTGTTGTACCACAAAATACGCATTGGCGTGGGTGCTTCTCAACCACCGTGCCATACGCGGCTCTGTATATATCATCCTGACGGGTAATGTACGATTTGACTTGCTCCACGTCTGACCGCTTAATGCTTGACAATTCGCCTAACTCAATGAGCCATGCCCCACGTAGTTGCTCCATGCCTAATTTGCCCTCCATCGTTGTGAGGCTGTCACTAAACCATTGGCCACCCATAATGTTTAACAGCGTTGATTTGCCAATGCCCTCTGCACCTGCCATAATGAGGCAATAATCATACTTACACCCTGGGCGCATTACTCTGGCCACCGCTGCCACAAAATGCTTTCTGGTCATTGCTCGATTCAATGTGCTGTCCTCTGCACCAATGTAATCAATAATGAGTTTATCCAAACGTGGCACACCATCCCATTGCAGGGCTTCCAGATACTCACGGATGGGGTGTACTTTGTGACGGGTCAAAACAGCATCTTTGGCATCCTTGATTTTGTCTTTGCCTGTTATGTTGTATTGCTCTTCCAGATAGATACGCAAATTGGCATCGTCTCTGTTGCCCCACAATTTTGCTTTCTTATCCCACGGCAAACCGCCCTTTACCAAATCAAAACCCGTAAACTCATCATGCCACAAATGGCCTTTCAACTTAGGGTCAAACTCTAAAACGTGGATAATGTTCTTTGCCGTGGATTTGATATTGCCTTTTTTGTCACACTCCAAATCGGCCATCCAATCGGTGTTTTCCTCTGGGGCCTCATCGTCGGCCTCATCATCTGTCACACCCTCAAACATGGTGCTGGCTTCTGCCTGACGTTCTTTGACCAACATAATTCTGACTGTCTTATCCTCACTTACAAAATCCTGCATTTTGAGGTACGACGGCAATTTGGTTACATCGGTCTGACGTGTACCCTCATCGTGTACGCCAAACAAATGAATACGGCAAAGGTCAAACGCATTGCAAAGCTGCTTGGATGCTGGGTCTGTCTCATGGTGGGAATAGGCAAACTTTCCCTCATAACAAACCAATCCGGCTGCAACGCTGCCTAATTTGTATGTGTAACGCCCATCTGTGGCCGTTCTTTCGTAGGCATCTGGCAAAAACTTTTCAATGGCATCTTCAATGGTGTACGCACGGCAAAACGCTCCTATCAATCCGGGCTTTTCCAACGGGTCGCCTGCCTTACGTATCTCATGGCTTATCACCTCACCCTCTCGCTGTGAGGTCGGCCAATCTGAGACGTTACGCCAATCAATGTATGAGGCCAACACCTCATCCACGTTTAGCGGTTCGCCATCCTGATACTCAAACACGAAATCACCGTTTTTGGCTGTACTTGGCCAATAGAAAAGACGTGGCAATTGGTACGTCGTAATGTCGAAAAGTTCAATGCCCACGTTGTACGCAATACGTCGGCAAATAGGCTCATATTCCTGTGGGCTTACCTGTCTGTTAAACGGTATGCACAAACGGAAACGTGGGCTTTCCTTTGTATGCTTGTGTGTGCTGTACAACATGGCTGCACAACTGTATTGCTGGGTAAACTCTTCCCACACGTCCATTGTACCGTAATCAATATCTAACGTGGCAATGGTACGGTACATTACATTTGGGGTCTTACGTGTGCCATTAGACAGATAGCCACCGACAAAACCGCCAACGTCTTTGATGTCGCTTTGTTCCTCGCGGCTCATCTTCAAATACTCTTTGATGGTTTCATCTGTCCGTTTCGTCTGGGCGCAACGGTTCACCAAATCCTGCCACGTCTTACGCTTGTTCTTCCACTTCTTAGAATAGCGTTTGTGGGCTGTGGCAATATCAATCTCCAGATTATGTTTCAATGTAATCATACCAACACGCTTTTGAAATGGTCAATGTCTTTGGCATCGGCCATTATGGTAACTTTACGGATTCCTTTGCCTACATTCTTAACGTGGGCCTCAAACGGTGTTTCCTCATCGTTCAATGCCTCATATATCTGGCGCAACTTGTCGGGTGCAACTTTGGCACTCACGGATGCTTTTTTATGCTCATCTTTGCTCTTTGTCATACACTGTAAATCTTAAATCGGTACACGCTGGCTGGGCTTCATGTTTCAGGGTGTCAGTGAGGGTGCAAACACCCATCGCGCTTTCAACGTCGCTGTCTGGCTTCCAGAAAACGCAATTGTGGCACACCCTTTGAAATTCCTGCCACTCTGCTTTATTCACTTGTTGCTTCACCATGCTTTAACTCGTTTGGTAGGTATGAAAATATGTGCTTAATCACTTCAACCGTCCACCCGTTGCCAATCATTTTGTATTGCTGTGTTTCGCTCACCTCCCATTTATACCAATCTGGGATTGTCTGCAATCGGGCGCACTCTGTTGGTGTCAACCGCCTAACCTTATCTCTCTCTGCATCATATTCCAGAATGTTGATGGTCTGGCCACCATGCCCATTCATTAACGCTGGGGCCTGGCCTTGTGTGTCATACACTCTGTTTTGCTGGTAGGGCTGTGTGCCTCCGCTTTCACGGGATGGATTCAGCTGCCTAATCGTTCCACTTATGACGTGGTTGTTTTGCTGCCATGAGTTAGATGTGAGGGTCGGGGCCTTATCCGTGTGGATGCTTCCGTTGTTTTTGCCGTGCTGACGTTGCAGGATTAAGTTGTCTTTCTGCACCGTCGTAATGCTGTTGGTCTTTCCCTCAGTCTGGCACGGTATTAAATGGGCTGGCTCGTTACGGTAAACGTGGCCACGATGTGCAACACAAATGGCATCGGCCTCATCGGTTTGCTCAACCACCAAATCATACATTCCTTTTCCTTTAACCGTTACCGCTGTCATCTTACCCCCCCCATGATGTAATTTAGCACCAAATCCGTTGCCGTTGGCCTTGTTTCTCGCTTTGTGTGAAAGTAAGACGGCCACGGTTTCCTCTTTCAGATAGTAACGGGATGGTACGTTGGTTTCCAGAATGTGTTTGAGCAAAATGCCTCGGTCTTTCGGTTGAGGTATGGCCGTTTCCGGCACGTCAAACAAATCTGCTTGGAATGTCCTTATATTACTCCAATAGATTCTCTTTCGTACCTGAGCCGATACCAATGCAGAATTGATGTGTACACCTTTAACGCCTAATGCCTGGTCAATGATAACCTCCCATTGTTTGCCCATTTCCACGTTTTCCAGCATGAAAAGCACGTTGGGGTTTGACAGTCGTACATCTTCCAGAATACGCACGTATTCCCAAAACAGATAACTTTGGCCGCTAAACTCAAAACCTGCTTCTTTCAGTTCTTTGTATCTGGCCAATGTAAGCACCTTTTCATTGGTTGTGGTACTCATACCAACACGCTTTCCTGCAAAACTGAATGACTGGCACGGGCTACCTCCAATGAGCAAATCAATATGGCCTAACTTTGTAGCGTCCACATTACGCACGTCACCCAATTGCACCGTGTCTGGGAAATTGAGTTGAGTTTGCTGTATTGCCCATTTGTCAACCTCGCTGGCATAATAGCGTGTAATTGGTATGCCCATATCGCGTAATGCAATCTGGCCACAACTCATGCCGTCAAATAATGAAAGTACAATCATAATGGTGTATGATTTATTATTGCCCTGCAATTGGCTTTCCAACTTGCTTCACTCACGGCATTTGTGCAACCTATCCATTTCCCTTTTGGGTCGTACACATTATATTGTGGCCAAAGGTCTGTGAAATCGGCCACGACTGTATGACGTTTATACTGATAAACGATTTGATGGAATAGGTCAACACAAAATGCCATGATTCTGTCGGGTTACTTACTTGTTATCTCCTTTGGCTTTCCGGCCTCTGGGTTTCTTCTCGCTAACTGATTCCCCCCCCCTGTGGTAAAGCGTATTCGGGGAATAACTCTAACTGTACGAAATGGGGTTTTTGCTTCTTTTTACTCATCTTCCTGGCCCTCCTTTGTTTTGGCTCTGGCGTTCCAATGGTCTTTTGTAAGGTACTCACATAAAACGCTGGCCTTGTTAATAATATGCTGGCGCGTATCACCATCGGAAATATCACATTGCATTTCCCAAATGGTAATCCAGAAAAATAACACTCTCACTTGTACCTTAACAATAAGGTAAATGGGATAATCCATTGTGTCAGGCATCATGCTCACACCCTCATTGTCGTTGGCCATCTGTGCTGCAATCTTCGTGTCGTAGGTTTGTTCTACAACGCGGCTCTTTCGCGTGAATTGGTATTTAATATCCATTGTATTTCGTTATTATCGGCACGGCTTTCGCCGTGCCAAAGGTTAAAGATTGAAGATTAAGAAATAAATGCTGAGACGGGGCGCACTCGATGCGTGTAGCTGGCCTTAGC